AAAACGCAGTTTACTGCAATCCAGTCATCTGCAGCTCTGGGAAGAGCTCTGCAAGGATTTGATTCATCGTCATCGTTTCCGAGCACGATACACGGCTTTCCCCAAGACACGGTTCGCTTCTTTCGGTACTTGTCAGTGAGCACGAATTGCTTTTGGCACCCAAGAAAGGATTTCCACTGAGGGAAGAACTTCCAGTGGAAGTCGTCCAGTACGATGTATTCGGCGGAGTCGTCCCAGTCGTCCAAGTTGAACTGACCACAGAAGTACATGGCCTTGCCAAGAGATCTTGCCCACTCAGTCTTCCCGAGCCGAGATTCTCCAATAAGAATGAGCGAGCGCGGTCGCTCCACCCCCTAATCAACTACAGGTTAGCCCCCAGAGAGTTAGGATTGCACAGCTCCCCCAGGTTAGGGTCAGTGATTGCACAGCTCCCCAAACAGGGTTAGGGTTAGTGTTGTATATATACCTCCAATAAGTTGTTCGAGACCCACTCCGTCAAGGTAGGTGGTTCTCTGAACTCGGATCTACCTCGCCCCACGTACTCGGTCTGCTCGCGTCCGTATAGGTGCTCGCAGCAGAATAGTAGACGTTCAAGGCCAAGCACGTAATCGCGCGGAAAGTTCTGTCGCACTTCAGCAAGAAATTCCTCCTTTGTTGTAGCGCGCTCCAGTATTCCCCCCCATCCACTTGTGACCCCGCCGAGCCCGGATATACCAGCTGACTCCAGTGGCTCAAGGTCCTCTTTACGACAGTAGGCAATGACACTTCGAGCGGATCGTGGCTTCTGTATGTTAGGATGGAATCCACCCACGTCAAAGGCTCGAGCGTCGGCAAATCGCTTCCTTCCTCCGAAGTGAACGTAAGCGTGTAGGTGAGGCGACCCATCATCGTGCAACTCCCTCGCAATGAGGTATTCGCATTCAGGTGATAGACCTCTGAGAAAATCTCGTAGTTCTGTTCGCTCAAGAGTGCACTGCGGGTATGTGAGGAAAACGTGTACACCATCGAAGGCGAAACCGTTGGCAGGAGGCATAATATTACCCTCCTGCCACCCGCCACCCGCCACCCTTATATAAGCGTGCGCAGTAATCGAAAAAGTTTTCGATGCCTTTGTATTTGAAACGTGGAGCAGTCTACGACTTAGACTCCTCCCAAGTCCAAAAGAAGCAACGGCTCGATTTCATTGGCGACGTTCTAACAGCGGCTGGCCAACCAGAAGCCGCGGGATACGTAGAAGGACTGTCGGACGTCCTAAATTCGGGAGACCAAGTCGTTCCACAAGCTTTTTCAAGAGGCCCTCCCCGACTTTCATCAGGGGCTCGACGCTCTTCAAGAAGGGGCCGCGTTTCAAGAAGGATGCCCCGAACCAAGCGATGGCGTTCTAAGAGGCGCAGACGCAGGACTTTTAATCAGAAGGTCGGCTCTGCGTTACTCAAATTTATCGAACCGCGCCGCAATTTGGATCCACTTACGGAAGCGACTTATACATCAGGCGATGGGACCACTCGTGTGTTGTATATTAATAACCCACTCAACAACATAGCACAAGGAACCAGCGGCAACGACGTTACTGGTGACTCGCTATGGATTAAGTCTATTTGGGTCAGGGGAAGAATTTCTCTGGACCAAACAACGAACTCCCTTCGTGTCCGCATTCTAGTAATCAGAACACGGCAGTATGCGGATCTCCCGGCCGGTTTTACTATTTATGGCAATACGACTACCGATTTGACCAATCCCACTCAAAACGCGACTGAAATGGCCTCCAACATCAGGATTTTCGAAACCAATGATGCAGAAGAGGCTGGACAGCCGTCTGCCCCATTTGTCGGGAACGCGTCTGGGATCGATATTATCGAGAGCAATCTAGTCAAAGTTGTTGGAGGCCGTGAATATTTCCTTTCTCAGCAGCACCTCCTTAATTTCCAGAACGTCGATATATACGTCCCAATTAACAAGAAATGGACTCGATATTCCGAATTCGGCGATGCTGATACAGATGGAAACAAGCAGCGGTTGAACTTCAATTATTATGTTATCATGCAAGTCTTCTCAAACAGCAACGCAAACAACATTCTAGCCGCACAAGACATACTTGGGACATTCGATATAATCACTTATTTCAAAGATATTTAATCATATAGCTTCTCTCTCAATAAATAAAAAACGCAGTTTACTGCAATCCAGTCATCTGCAGCTCTGGGAAGAGCTCTGCAAGGATTTGATTCATCGTCATCGTTTCCGAGCACGATACACGGCTTTCCCCAAGACACGGTTCGCTTCT